TCAGTTCCATGAATCCAAATTAATTCTGCAGGGAACAACATACTATCTCCAGTTTTAAAACACTCTTTTACTTGACCATTAAAGAATCTAAACTCTCCTCCTTCATAATCTTCATTTAAATTTAAAGTACAAGAAGCTCTTATATTTCCTCCTACATCAGTATGATCTTCAATACATTCTCCTTTTTTGTATCTTATAATACGAATATTATCCGTTTTGCTAATAGAAGCATTATCAAAAGTAGGACATATATTTTTTTGAATATGTAAAACATAATTAGTTATCATTATTGATAAATACATTTCAGATATATTTAAAGCTTCTTTTATATCTTTATTGGGATTAGTAATTCGTGATAAATTTAGACAGTTAAAATTGTCTAATTTAATTTTTTTATCTTTATATTTATAACTTTGCTCTGGACCTGATAATTCAGAATATTTTTCAAAGGTTTCTATTAGTTTTTGACAAAGATTTTTAGGAACTAATCCATTAATTCGATACTTTAAATCTGTTATTTTATGGTCAAAGGACATTATATTGCATCTTTCATTCTCTATATTTTTAATATATAACACTATTATGGCCTTAAAAAAAGTAGATTTTGCACCTGGTTTTAATAAACAGAGCGTACCTTCAGCTCTTCCCGGACAATGGGTAGATGGAGATTTTGTACGTTTTAGATATACCGCACCTGAAAAAATAGGTGGCTGGGAGCAATTGACCGCTGCATCTAAGACTTTACCTGGCGCAGCTAGAGCACAACTAACTTGGACTTCATTAGTAGGAGAGCGTTACGCTGCTATAGGAACCTCTCAAGGTTTATTTTTATACTATGGTAATGATTTTTTTGATATTACTCCATTAGATACAGCTATTACTGGATGCACATTAACAACAGTTAATGGTTCAAATATTTTACAAATTAATAAGGGATCACATGGTTTATCTAAAGGAAGATATGTAACTTTGTCAGGTGTAACTGTTACAGGTAATTCAGATTATACAGCGGCAGAATTAGAAGTAGCTTATGAAATTTTAACAGTTGCAACAGTAGATAAGTTTACAGTTCAAGCTGTAAGAGCTGAAGGAGGAACAGGCATGACTGCAGCAGGTGCTGCAACTGTTAATCCTTATGTTGAAGTAGGACCAACCTTTCAAACTGCTGGTTATGGTTGGGGTACTGCTTCTTATGGAGATTCCACTTGGGGCACAGAACGATCTACAAGTAATGTAGTTTTAGATCCAGGAAATTGGAGTCTTGATAATTTTGGTCAAGTATTAGTTGCAACTATATTTGATGGTAGAACTTTTACATGGAATGCTGGAGCATCAGGAGCTCGAAGTATTCGAGCGTCACAATCGACATCTGGTTTTGTAACAACTGGTAATCCGACAGCGTCTAGATTTACTTTAGTCTCTGACAGAGATAGACACTTATTTCATTTTGGAACAGAAACAACTATTGGCGATACAACAACACAAGACCCTATGTTTGTGAGATTTTCTAACCAAGAAGATTTAAATACTTATTTACCTACCGCTACTAATACTGCAGGTACTTTTAGATTAGATACAGGTAATGAAATTAGAGCAGCACTCCAAGGTAAAGATTATGTTTTTGTTTTAACCGATAACGCTGCCTATGTAATTCAATTTGTTGGTCCACCTTTTACTTTTAGTGTTAGACAAGTGGGCACTAACTGTGGATGTATTGGGCAACATGCAGCTTCTTATGTCAATGGCGCTATATATTGGATGTCTAATGAAGGCGGGTTTTTTATGTACGATGGTACTGTCAAAGCCTTACCTTGTTTAGTAGAAGACTTTGTATTTACAGTTCAGAATGGAAATTTAGGTCTTAATTTCAATTCATCTGATGTAATTTTTTCTTCACCAAATTCTTTATATACTGAAGTAAATTGGTTTTATCCTAAATCAGGATCTGATCAAATTGATCGATGTGTGACTTACAATTATCAAGAAAATGTTTGGACTACTTCATCATTAGATAGAACTACTTACGCTGATCAAGGTGTTTTTGTTAAACCTTATGCAACGGATTATGAATCTACAACCACTCCAGTGTTTCCAGATATACTAGGTATTACCAATTTATACGGAGCATCTATATACTACGCTCATGAAGTAGGAAATGATCAGGTTAATAGTTCAGGCAGAAGCTCAATTAATGCTTTTATTAGATCTGGAGATTTTGATATTGATGATGGTGAATTATTTATGTCTATGAGAAGATTTATGCCTGACTATAAATTCTTAGTGGGCAACTCTAAAGTAACGTTATTTATATCAGATTATCCTTCTGACGTTCAATCTGGTTCACCTTTAGGTCCCTTTACAATAACAACCACTACTGATAAAGTAGATACTAGAGCGAGAGGAAGACTACTATCTTTAAAAATAGAAAATGATGCTGCAGGTGAAACTTGGCGTTATGGTAGTTTTAGAATGGATGCTCAACCAGACGGAAGGAGATAACATGCCACTTACTACAAAAGGTAAAAAAATAATGAAATCTATGAAAGACAGATACGGTAAGAAAAAAGGTAAAACTGTATTCTATGCTTCAAAGAATAAAGGCAAAATAAAAGGTGTAGATAAAACTAGAAAATAATGGCTAAATTAACTAATTATATACCTGAACCAAAACAAGAATATGACGTAGAAAATCAAAGACAAATTATTGAGTCTATGACTACTATGAAACAACAACTTAATTTTTCTTTTCAAGAAGATTTAAAAAACGAACAAGACGCTTTTAATTATTTTTTATCATGACAATACAATATAAAAATGCATCTAAAATATTAGACGGAACGGCTATGACAACTCTTTTAACTATATCTACGTCCGCTATAGCTATTATAAAATCTGTATATGTATCCAATAATAGCACAGGAGCTGTATTAGTTAATTGTGATCTAAGAGATTCATCTGCTAGTACAGATGTAGAATTTTTTAGAAAAGACATACCTGCTACAAGCACAGTCAATGCTACAGAACAGGGGTTGAATTTAGAAGCAGGAGATGCTATAAAAGCTCAAGCAGAAACTGCTAATAAACTTGAAGTAGTAGTTAGTTATGCGCTTATAAACAGAGAGAATGAAAACGGATAATATACATAAAATAGATTGTACAACTACAACAATTTATAGAAACACAAAAACAGGCGAAACGTCTAAAGAGAAAGTAGAGGGTCCTGATATTGTAACCGATGTTACAGTCGAGATCTCACCGAAAGGTTTGGATGTATTCCAGAAAGTAATGAACCAAAAAAATGATAAAAATAATAAATAACGTTATAACGTTAGAAGACGGTTTTGAGTTATACGGTGCTTTGATAAGACAGCATGTTTGGAATTTAGCAAGAAGTTCTTCTGAGGGAAAACCAGGTGGAACTTTTCCAAGTGTTTGTTTAATGGAAAATGGGGAAGTAATTGGTAACAGTCCATATTGGCTAGGATATTTTAATTGTTTATTTGATAGAATAAATCAAAAATTAAAAGAACAACATAATTTTTCATTAGTAAGAAAAGTAAATAGAATAGCTTTAAATGCTCAAAACGAAAATCATTATACAGAATTTCATATAGATAAGGCATCACATGAGACAGGAAGTTATAGTATTATTGGATTTTTAACGCCTCAATGGGCAGAAGAATGGGGAGGCGAATTAAATATAGAAGGTGAAGTTATTAAATATAAACCTGGTGATTTTGTATTATTTGATTCTGATCGATTACATAGATCCCAAGAAATTAAAAAAATACCATATTGGAGGATAAGTATAAGTTATGTTATTGAGAAATAAAACGCCTAAAGGCGGAACTGAATTACAATTAGGTTTTTTACATCAATACGTAGATAAAAATTTATTAGATCAAGTACAAATTTGTACTAGCGTACCAGGTAAAGTACCCTTAGATCCCAATAAACTTAATGTACTTTGGCAAAAAAATTCTTACGATCAACCGAATTTATACCCGTGGTTTAAAAATAAAGCTAATCATCACAAATATGATTGGTATGTTTTTAATTCTCATTGGAATTATGAAAAATTTAGAATGATGTTTGGTATCCCTACTGAAAAATGTGTGGTTATTAAAAATG